ACGGCGTGCCGCCGCGCCGGACGCTGAACCAGTTGCAGCAGATGGCGGAGAGCGCCAACGCCTACTACTTTGTGCTGGGCGGCCAGCCGATGGCAGACAACCCGTTTAAGATCACGAGCCTTAGCGACGAGTGGGGCGCGGTGCTGCACGGCGGGGCGCTGATCGAGTGCAAGGTGAGCGTGGAGTTGGAGGAATACTTATGATCGACACCGAAAACACAGAGATCATTTTGCAGGCGGGCCGGGCCGACGACAGCACCGCCGCCGATGTGCAGCGGTGCTTGAAGATGCTGTACAGCGCACATCCGGGAGAGCAGGCGCTTGACCGGGATTTTGGCATAGACCGGGAACCGCTGGGCCTGCCCATGAGCAGTGCCAAAGCGTTGATGGCTGCCGAGTTTGTGGCGAAAACAGCGCGGTATGAGCCGAGGGCACGGGTACTGCGGGTGGATTGGAACGAAAGCAATTTAGCCGAGGGAATCTTGATACCGAAGGTGGTGGTAGAAATTGTCTAAGATCGCAGAACTGGCGAACGCGCCGGAAGTGAGCTTTATCGGATACCTGACGCTGGACGAAGTAAAGCAGATGGTAAGCGACTGGTACAACGAGAAGTACAAGGAGCTGACCGGCACAGCCCCGGTGCTGGGGGACGCCGCGCCGGAAAAGCTGCTGCAATATGCCATTGCCATGCTGGGCGGGCAGACATTGCAGTACATACAGGACAAGGGCAACGGTGAGCTGCTGGCAACGAGCTATGGCAACTATCTGGACCAGCTGGCGGCGAACCTGGGCGTTGTGCGCAAGCCTGCCGACAGAGCGACGGTGACGCTGCGGTTTACGCTGGCGGACACGAGAAACAACGCTGTGGGCATACCAGCCGGAACGCGGGTGCGCACCGAAAACAGCCTGTACTTTAATACGCTGGACTATGCCGAGGTGAAAGCCGGAGAGTTGACAGCGGACGTGCTGGCACAGGCGCAGGAGGCGGGAGCCGAGAGCAACGGGATAGAAACCGGCGCGATCAACACGCTGGTTGACCCCATCCCCTACATGGAGAGCGTGACTAATATTGAGGCCAGCCACGGCGGCACCGACACGGAGGACGACGATGCGTTGAGCGAGCGGGTGTTTTTGGCACCTTCTGTGTTCAGCTGCGCGGGACC